CGGCGTCAGCTGCAGGATAGTTCGGGTTTGCGCCACAATCGATTGTCCCTTTGAATATCAGGACGTCAGGGGTGCCAAGTGCCGCCCAGGTGCCATCGCCCCGGAGATATTTCGACGTGTCGTTCGGGGCTTTCGGAACAAACCCGTGCCTTTCGGCTGAGACGTCCAGAAGAGTCGTATCGGATAGTGAAATGCCCTGTTCTGTGAGTGGTTCCCACGCCATCCCCGCCGTGGCACCTGATTTTGCGACGAGTGGATACCCGTTCGTCCCAACCGCCAATCGCGAAACCGTGTCTGCCGCAGTCCCAACAATCAGGTCGCCCTTCGCATCGACGATTTCTTTCGATATCTTCCGTGTCTCCAGGTCCTCGATGTTCGCCTTGAACGTGGCATGGTCGTATTCCGTGAACCGCCGTGAGATAACCGTCCCAGCCAACCACGACTTTGCCGCGCCATAAGACCCCGATGTGTTCCATCCCCTCGTCACCCCGGTTAAGTTCCCCGCGCCGCTTGTTGATGATTTCCCGGTATAGAGAATCGTCTCCGCATCCGATCCTGTTCCAATCACCGCGATGTTCGGTGCGGTTGGAAACACACCCAGTTCAAGGACGGGGATCGTTGTTGCAGTATCCGTTATACCCGCGGATAACAGTGTGAACGGACTGTTCACGATCCCTGCATACATTGTTGTTTGTGCCATGTCAGATCACCCCGTTCATGAGAAGAGGAACCTCCATTGCCATGTGATAGTGAGGTTCTTCCCTGTGTCAATGCTGAATGATGAGAAATGACTGTCGGCATTGCTCAGTCGGGCATACAGACGGCATCCGTTGGGAGTGAGTGTGCCGAGGCCTCGCCAGGTGTTGTCACCATAGAGATACAACCCAATCTCGCCCACAGTTCCGGATACAGACCCTGCATTCCAGACCGCCGTGAGACTGAGCAGATAATCTCCTACTGCGCTCTGTGTTATCGAGCCTGACTGCGTGTTGGGAACCGTTCCAATCCCAGATCCTATTGGTGAGACCAGCGCGGTCATTCCAACCGTGTTAACTGTGGTAGTATCGCTGCCTAATACCATGCAACTATAAGAAGAACTATGCGAAGTCCAATTGTTACATGGGCAAAAGAAATAGTTGGTGTCGTCATAACATGCAATGTGGTTGGCGATATTAATGAGACCGTAATAGAGGATCTTTCCGTCGGTCTCGATCTTGAATGTCCATACCACGACGACCGGTTTGGTGGTATCGATTGTAAACGCGGAAAATTCGCCATCAGCAACAGCGTATCTTGCGACCATTGCCGACCCGTTCAGTGCGTATGTCCCTCCGAATGATCCCAGTGTTGAACCGCCGCAATAGAGATAAAGCCCCATCTCACCAACAGTCCCTGACACAGTTCTAGGGTTAAACGTCGCCATCCATTGAACATAATATGCACCACCGGAATCCCAATATGTGCTCGATATTAAGCTGCATTTTGTTGGTGACCCGATTGGTGCAATCAATGCGTCCGTGCTTGAATTTGTCGGGGTAGTTGTATCTGTTCCGAGATAGACATAATTATAGGTTGTATTATTATAATACCGGTTCAATGTCCCGTTATTATCGCCGAATCCATTTCCACCGATGTAATTGATGAGATCCCGCAATAACCTGGATGTGACCTTGTTCTTCCCCTCGATAACAGTGTCCCCGTTCTCGATCCTGACATGACCACTAACAACAGACGTCGTGGTAATGTTAATCTGGTTTTCCTCCTTTGTTTTTGTCAGTGTTTCCATCATTCTTGTGTCCTCCTAACTGTTCTCTATCGTCACTGCATGCGTTATCCCCGATACTACAGTTGTTGTTGTGGGCAGATACACGTAATTGTCACTGGTTAATGTGAGAGAATGCGAGATATTCGCAATAATTGAATCTGATAATGGTAATTCTGCATAATTCGAGGTCGTTCTCACAACCGTGTGGGTAAACAGGTCAATTATCGTGTTTATCTCCCGGCGGCCCTGGATGAATTCGTCTGTCATATGTTTCCTCCTATGAATTGATTATCGTCACTCCATGCGTAATTGCCGCAACAATCGATTCTGACAAGGGAATATCCGCATAATTGTCTGTCGTCAGAATGGCTGCATGGCTCATTCCGGATAGAACAGTCTGGCTCAAGGGGAGATCAACGTAATTATCACTTGCAGACGTGAGAATGGTCTCGATAACGTCAGTTATTAGATCTGTTATGGGTGCTTGTCCCTGTAATGCGGTCGTATACCATGCGGGTCTTGCATCTGCACGTTCCGCCTGGATGAATTTAACCGTGTATTTCCACTGCGTTCCCCCGGTTCCCGCTGATTCTTCGACTTTGACACCACCAACTATTGCGCAGTTTGAATAGGTTCCATCAATGCTCTCGTCTAACCCGTCGATAACGAGGTCTCCCAATGTCCCGGTTGTCTGCAACTTTTTCTTTCCGGATAATAGGGTTTGGACCGATGCCTGGCCAGCCCGGGAAACCATTTCGAGGACATCTTCATAATCATCTGTATAACATTCGATGGTGATCTCGAAATTGTCTTTATCCTCGCTCGGGGATAATGGAGCTGGGTTACGGAGCGTTGCACCATCGAATGTTATGGTTGTCATGATATTGTCTCCTGGAGGAACTTAATAGTATATCGCCACTTGGGTGATGCTCCTGTTCCCGGGACCTCTTCGACCTTCACATCGTCCATGATGACGCAGTTTGTATATGTGTCAGACCCAATGACGAGATCCCCCTTTGTACCGAGTGTCTGGACCTTGACTTTACCAGATAAGAGATTGGATTTGGCAGACCTGCTGGCTTTGGCAATCAGGGCGTCGATTGTTGTCCTACTGGTATCGAACCCCTCAATGGTAATTTCAAATGTATCCGCAGTCTGAGTATATCGTATCGGGGCCGGATTTGGAAGAGTTATACCGTCAAACGTAATTACTGTGGCCATATCAGGCAATCAACCCCCGGGCCTTCCTGGTCGAGGACATCTGTTGGGAGAGTTGTTTGATGACTTCCTGCGCAATCTCCTCGCTGTTCTTCCCTGCACCATTGATGACAATTGCACCGGCTGCAATGTTGACAACGGATCCTCCACCTGCGCCACCACCTCCAGCACTCCCTGCCGCCGCAGGTCCGGTTGCCGCTGCGACTGGTGCTGCGAGGTTTGTTGCTGCTGCGGTTGCAACTTCAGGAGCCGCCTTAGCCATCCCCTGGCTCATCCACGTGCCCCAGTTCGGTGTTTCTGCGAGTGGACCTTCCTTCGCAGGGGAGAATGGGAACAGGTCCCGGACCCGTTTCAGGGCATTGGCGATCGCTGTCACGATCCCGCCTGCTGCTGCCACTATGCCGTTCACTATGCTCGTGATGATATTCCGGCCGGCATTGTAGAACCCGCCCGCCGTGCTGTTGATCAGGTTCTGTAATGCTCCCATGAGTTGTGAGAACACGCCGCGGACTTGTCCAGCCATCGAGTTGAATGCACTACCTATTCCCGAGAATGCGGCAGATGCATATCCTCCAATCGACCCCATTCCAGAGAACGAATTGACCATCGACTGGACGGCGTTCCCGAGTGACTGGACTCCGCTGGTCGCTGCACCGCCGATGCCGGAGAATGCCGTCTTTATCCTGTCAACGTTTCTCTGTGCTGCTTCCCCCGCCTGTTCGAACGGCGCAACCATGTCCTTTCCAACCTTATCAAAATCGCCTCTCACAATATCGAGAATTGCTGCTCCTATTGACCCGATTGGTGCAAGAACCACCTTCAGGGCGTCCATGATGACAGATCCTATTGGAGATGCATTGATCTGGTTGCCGAGGTCGGAGAGCCCTTTCAGGATACCTAACTTGTCCAGTGTCCAGACACCGGCAAGACCGAGTACTGCACCACCAACAACACCTGCTGCAATCGACCCGCCGACTGCCGTCGCTGCATAACTGACGGAACCGGCAATGCTGGAGAGACCACCTTCAATGGCCGTTGTTAATGCTGCGAATTTGCCAGGGAACAGAACCATCGCGGGAACGGCAAGGGTTGATATTGTAGATGCAAAATTCACGAAAAGTGATGATGCTGCAGTTAATGGTCCTGTAATTGCGCCGAGACCTACTATTGTATTCTCTATTGTAGTATTGTATTTGTCTTGTGTGGGTTTGTTATCGTTCCTTATCTGTGCTGCCTGGGAGGCATATCCATCGGTGAGTCTCGACATCTGCGCCCGGGCCCTCTCCTGCTCTGCGCTGGTGATCCCCAGAGCTGCCACCATCTCTTCAAACGAGACTACCCCATCCTTATTCACATCCGATGCCTCGCTCGTCGCCGCTGACAGCTCGCTCATCATGGTCCTGGACTGATACCCATGTTCCTTCATCATGACGAGCAGTAAAGAGGCCTCTTCTATGGATATTCCAGCTTCGTTCAGTTGCGGGGCCAGTCGCACCATTGCCCGGGAGAACTCATCTGTTGATACTCCGGTTGCATTCATCGTATATGCCAGGTAGTCGGCATGGTCCCCGACGTCCCGAATATCGATATTGAATGCTTTGAGGACGGGTATCATGTTGGCGGCAAACTGGTCAGAACTGACACCAACTGCATCCGCGAGCGTGTCAAACGCCTTTGCAGTCTCAATGACCTCCTGTTTTGTTTGTAATCCTGCACGGGCCATCTGGTCAATGAGACCCGACGCCTCTTCAAACCCATCCGTCGCGCTCGTCAGTTCACCGGCCCAACCCCGAAGCTCTTCCTTGTTCATCCCGAGGGTTAAGGCGGTAATTCCCAAATTCGTATTAACTTTTGAATTTACTTCATCGAATTTTGCAATTTCATTTGCAACATCGCGAATTGAATTTACGATGTCTCCGGCGGTGACAACGAAATTTTTCCTGGCTTTTTCAAGACCTTCGCCAGTCCTATCATTGGCTACAATATCAAATGCTACTGATCCAAGATTCCCTATTGGCATATTCTATCACCGCCCTCGTTCTAACCTCTTTTGTTTCTCGTTCCACCATTCGATCCAGAACACTTTAACCTCTTCAGGTAGAGCCCCCCAGTCCCTCGGGTCCACTATTCTCATGTAATGAAGAAATTCCCCGTAATTCTGACCTTGCATTGTCTGTGCGAAACCTGCCGGCCGACCTCACCCGGCCCATTTGTTTCCGGCGTTCTTCGACCTGAGCCTCGTAGAATCCGAGGATGACCGCCAGCATGTCGCTCGTGGCAAACCTATTCCGGTTATCCCTGAACCAATCTACTGTTAAAAGTGGGTTTGCTGTTGCTATTTCGAGTATCCGGAACGTTGCAAATTCCCGTTCATCTTCTGGTATATCGGGATTTCCCATCTCTTTCTGGAGTTCGGAAATCTCTTTCATTTCGGCATCAGAAAGACAGAGGCGAATGGCAATCTTATCGCCATTCCCTAAATCAACGTATGAAGTCTCATTCTTCACACGCCGTTCAAGCATGGCGATTTCTGACTGCCACCGTTCCCTGTCCTTGATCTCCGCCTCGATTAATGCCTTTTTCTGGTCCGCACGCTCGTCAATCACCGTTCCTAATGCCAATCGCTGCTCTTTCGTCAGCTTCGGCATTGGGGTTACACCTCGTCGACTTGTAACAGGTCAGGATCCCTCATAACGACGTCGAGGTCTTCTTCAACCACTTTCCCCGCATCCTCGAACTTGAGCCCGCCGTTCTTGATCCAGCAGTCGGGCATGGTAATCTGGATCTTGCTGCCATCGGACTTCTCGACTTTCCCGACAAGGTCGAAGATCAACGGTTCTCCAACAGTATAATGGGAATTACCTGTAATTGATTCGACCTTGAACGTGCCGAGGTCATCAGCAGAGTCGATTCCTCTGATAGTGTGCCCATAAACCTTTTTGAAGACCTTCGTGGTAGTCCAGGTTTCGCCGATCGATGCGGGAGATACCGTGATTATCTCTTCCATTGCATTCCCGTCAGCATCCTCACCGATGATGGTAATTGTGCCGCCAACGGTGATTGCCTTCGTCTGGAGTGTGTATTTAATTCTCGATGGCGATGCAATGGTATCGTCCGACATGTCCTCATACCAGTCGCTGGCATCGAGAACGTGCGATGCTGTCAACAGGGTCTCGCTTGTACCTGTGATAGGTGTATCGTTCAGGCTGGCCCCGGCAAGGCTCGCATCGACCATGATCCTCTTAATCTTACACTTTACTTTGAGTTTCCCGGGATAGTTCTTGTCAGAATATGCCCCCGACCGCGGAACTGTGATCTCATCGCGGGACCATGACATGTCAAACATGACATCCGCAATGGCCACGCCTCCTTTGGTCACAACGCCATGCACCCCGGTGTATTCACCAAAATCTGCTGTAGTTGTCATCGTTACCTCCTTTTTTTCTTGTTTAAGTGTCCATCATGCTATACTGGAACGAATACCTGGCTGCATTGTGCCAGATCCTCGTCTCCGGTTCATACTGCTGGCTGGCAGAGGTTTTCTGCCATGACCCGGCCAGTGTCCCTGTTACAGGAGATGCCGGGTTCAGCAGGAGTTCATCAATACGGTCTGCTATCAGGTCTGCATCCTCGCCCGTGCAGGGGAACGATTCATCTGCAGAACTTACCCAGACATCGACTTGTATTGTCTGGTCAGTATCCCTGCGCCTCGTATATGCCGATCCGGGTCGCAATGTGCTCTTTTCAGTGTTGATCATTACCGTGATAGATGGGATCGTGGATGGTTGCACGAGGTTGGCCCTGAACGCAAATTCTGACCCCAAATAATTCTGCAGGGTAGAATCGTCATTCAGTTTATCGAGGATTGCCTGGAACACATCCACCAACACGCCTACACACACTCCTTCCGGATCTCTGCACCTATCGACTGCGCAATAAAATCAAGGGTTGTATCCTTCTCATCAATAATGTTATCAAGGATAAACGGTCTGGCCTGCATCCTGGATGTCCCTTCATGGACATAAATTGCATACTCCTTCGGAGTCCCCACAACACCATGAATAGAGGATGAGAGAAGGCCCCTGGATTTTATTCTAACCTCTGAATATATCGTATCTCTCATGTGCGGTGGTTTTCTCCTCGGATCGTTGTCATCGGAGTAAGGGGCCTTATAATATCGCGATTTCCCAGGAGTGCAATCCAATTTAGCTTTCCCCTCGATGTTCTTACAGGCGTTTTTCATGCCCCTTTCTACCGCATCAACCATCGAATTAGAGATCCTCTTGAGTTTCTCCGCCATTTCCTCAGGAGTATAATATACAGTCAATGCCCGCCTCCCTGGATAATACCGAGAAACCAGTTCCCGATAATTCCAGCAATTGCTCCTATTGCTGCAACTGCACCCATTGCCCGGGTCTGCCAGGATTCAATTGCCCTTAACCGATTTTCATGATCTTCAAAGCATTTTTCACATTTGCGGTTCTGTGCTTCGATATATTCAATTAACCGTTCGTTGATATGCTTGATATCGTTGCGGGACTCAATGACAATATCCCGCAATTCCTGGTATTCGTCCCTCGTGATCTCTGTCATGTCGATACCTCTGCCAGAACCGCTTCATAATGAGTGATGGAATAAACTCCGGTCAATGGATAGATCTTCAGGATATCATACGTCCCGGAAAATCCTGTTGTCGTGGTGTAAATCCGGTATTCAAATGCTGTAACTGTGCAGGTCGGAGGGATGGCGCATTTTAGTGGTTGGTCCAATAACTGGCCGGTTTCATGGATAATCGCCCCTTTCCCGGAACTGCCGGAATAGTAGAACCGGCAGGGAACAGATGACTGGTCTGTTGACCAGTAATACTCATATTCCCCTGACTGGTTCTTATAATCAGTTATGGATGAGAGGGTTGCCGTGAACGTATAGTTCGGTTCTGTCCCGATGGCAATCGTCTCGCCAACCGTAAACGTTCCCGAGACCGACTTAACGATGAGATACCCTGCCCCGGTCTTGTCTATCACTGCTGTTTTAGCGGATGTGAGCCCTTTAACCGTCTGCCCGATAACAGGTGTTCCTGTTGCCCCTGAATACGCGAACTTCTTCTTCGCCGACCTCTTCTGGATATTGCAGGTGTGCGGGAACTGGCTCATATCCCATCCACTCTCCGGACCGTCGCTGTGGTTGGTGTTATTGATGTCTGTGCATTGACGTGCATCTCGAGGAGTTTGTATGCTGCCGCTCTGTTCGATTCAATGGCCTTGATAATGTCTGTCTTGTTCTCGAAATCTCCTGAAACAGCCTCATAAATACCGGTGTGCAATCCCCGTTCCAACAAACCAGCCATTGAGAGTTTTAACGACGCCTGTTTAATTGCGCCTTGTGTCGAACTCCCCGTGAGTCCATATGTGGTAAGGAACGCATCAATCTCCCTGTCTGCCGCCGCGATAATGGGGGTGAGAATGGTCGTGGCATCAAGCGTGGTTCCTGACAATGCCACAAGTTCGTCAGTTGTGCAGTATCCCATTATCGCACCTCCGGTATTATATCGCGCCTGTCTATTGTTCTGGATCTGGTCTTTGTATCTACAGGTGTAGTCTGCACCGTGTTTGCATCGTCTATCTGATACCCGAGCCCGTCATAGATACCCGCCCCGGTTACCTCGTAATATTCTCTATCGCTTTGAGAGAACCGCCGGTAATCATACAAGCATTTCTGCCTGTTGCCATTCGGGTCATTCCATTCCTTCGTCAGGTATTTGCCGCTGTTTCGTGTAGAAAGGACCATGAGGGAGATCCCTCCTGGCCTTTAATATTGCAGGCGATATGTCGCGTTTGCAATCAGGTACGTGGTATCGAACCGCGCCTTGACAACCATGCCGGTCAGGTCACGGATGGGGTCCTCGAACCTCTCAACGCTAAGATCTTCCCGCATTCCAATTGCGCCTGCGGCGTTCCTGTCCACGACAAGCCCGAAGATGTAATCGTTCGTGCCGTATCCCCAGACATATGATGAGGATGAGTCAGATACACCGCAGACGTGGACCTTGCATCCGAACATGTTCCCAATCCCTCCACCAAGTGCCTGAGCTGCACTGTTGGCATTCAGGGTCGAGATATAGGACAGGAGTGATCCATATCCTGTCGGATAGAGAACGATGTCCGTCGGGGTAAACCCGAGCCCGATAAGACCTCCAATTGCCTGTGCGGTTACCTGGAACGCTGCCGCCGCTGTTCCTGCTGCACCCGCATCTGCCGCGGTGCCGGAATACTCGAGAATTTCAGAGAGTGCGGCCTTATTGAGTGCGTTTTCAATCTTGAACCCGGCCTTCCGGATCTCTGCGGCAATCACGTCAAACTGAGCATCTGCAACCATCTCCCGGGTAACCATAGGCCGAATCGCGTATTTCTCTGCAGTGAGTGTCCTGACACCGAGTGTCTGGGTAGAAATCGGGATCTCTGCTCCTTCTGCAACTGGTGTTGCATAGGAACCGGTCTCACCATAGGGAACAGTCATCACGTTGGACTGCATCCGATAGATGGGCAGGACGTTTCTCATGCACTTTGCAGGTTCCGACCCCTCGACGACAGTCGCGAGGACCTCCGTCTGGATGAGACCGGACGTTGCCAGCTCTTCGGACTGAAGGAGTTCCCTGGCCTTAACGAGTTTACCGTCTGGTGTCTGGTATGCGAGGTTCTTCGGGATCCTGTGTTCAAGAGCCCGCTTGTATTCGCCGGGACCCATGTTGGCCATTTCGAGATATGTAGCCAGCCTGCGGGTGTGTTCCCATGATTCAGTAGTTGTCATGTTTTATTCACCTCAGGATGCCGCCTTACCCACATACCACGGGAATATGAGAACATATCCTGTGGAGTTCGCACCGATGTCCTCCAGTGCAACACCAACGCCTTCTGCTGCTGCAGATGCAACGGAAAGAGTTACAACGCATCCTGCAACCGCTGATGCGGAAATCCAGTCTCCTGCATCGATTGCAGAACCCTTGCCTTCGCAGACCTTGACAACGCTTCCAATAGAAGCGATTGCAACAGTCTCGCCAGTTGCTGCGCTGTTCAGGGCAACGCCAACAATTCCGGACGTTGTTCCCAAGACCGCAGGATGAACCGTCCATGATACCCCGGTTCCTGCAAATCCAACGACCTGCCCCGCGAGAATTGTAGCTCCCGCGGTACATGATATAGTGCTTCCCAGCTGTTTTGGAGCCGGGTCAAATGCTGCTGGTGTGGTATCTGCCATACTTATAACCTCCTAATATTTCCGCGTTTGATTTCTGCCATCTGTTCAACGACAAAGTTTTCTTCGAGTTCCTTGACCTCCTTTGTCTCGGGAGGGACCGGTGCTGACTCAAGGGCCTTGACCTTCGCCTCCAGTTCTGCTGCACGGGCCTTTGATGCCTCGAGCTCCTTCTGAATTTCCGTGAATTTCTCTTCGAATTCTTTCAGTTCCATTTGATGCGCCTCCTGTTCGCGCCTGTTAATCTCTTCAAACGTTTCCTTTTCAGCGGTCGGAGAAACAATATCGAGCTCCTGAGGAGTTTCGGGTTCAATCTCCGGAAGTTGGTGTAACCGGCATTTCCGGCATGCTCCCTGGTTCACGGTTGCCGACCCGTAAAAGACGATGTCTTTTGCCTCCATCCGCCGTGTCTGCGGGTTGTATATCTCTGATCCGCCGTGTTCAACACTGACATATGGCATCGAGATCTTCCCTTCACGGGCCGCGAGGACCATGCGGATGGTATCTCTGCTGCGTTCGTTCAGTCCGTGATAATGGACGTCTCCATATATCACGCCGTTCTCGTATCGTGGGTTTTTAATCTCGCCAATTTTCTCTGTAATGTCTCGTGGAGTGCCGCCGAGGTGCCTGCTCCAGTGTGATGTGTCCTTCCAGTTCGTTGCGTATTGTTCCAGGATACGAGGTGGATATTCGAGAGGGGTCCCAACAGCTGAGTCTGTCCATATCCCCGATGCAAGGAGAGGGACGTTTCTCACAGTGAGACTGCCATCGTCTGACTGGTCAAACGTCGATTGTGCCGGTAATTCAATACCAAGAATACGGACTTGTCCTGGTTTTCTCGCCATCTCTTTGGCCTGCTCCTCGGATATGGCTTCTTCGAACTCGATTGCTTTGTAATCATGTTCTTTCAGCCATTCTTTCGCCTGTTCGGTCGTATATTTTTCAGAGTCAAACCGAATTGCCTGGACCTCGCTTTGACCTTCAGGAGTGATGCCAAAAGTGACGTGAATGCCGGGACCGAATTTGTTGTTCTGCCGCCGAAACTTCGTATATTTGCTCGGTGGGTTGATCCTTGCCGAGTGCTCGCCTACATAAGGCATGATAGAATATTATATTTTTCAATATATAGGAATTTAGATATAAAAAAATAGAGAATAGTTTGTATTATGTCTTTGTTATGACAAGGAATTCCATATTGTCCTTTCCGAGGGGGACGACCTGTAAAAATTTCGTATCGTCAACTGTCTCTATGAATGCTTCGAGGTCTTTTGCTGTTTTAACCGTTCCTACACAATATGCCATAAAATGTTATTTATATTTTTTGATATATACTATTTTTCTTTTGCTTGTGCTTTTCGTGGACGCCCTTTTCTCATATCCAATCTCGGTTTATCGCCATTACCGTTAGGTTTCTCCTGGGCAAGGATGTTGTCTATTGTCTCTCCGCGAGATAACCGGGCCATGATGTTCGCCACGCTATCTCTTGACCTATACCCCCCGTTGTATTCCCAGAAAATTGTTGCCAATGATCTGGCTATAATGGACGGGAACTTTTCGTGTAGGTTTGCACTGATAAATTCCAGTTCAGGTCTTGTATAGGGTTTGCCGCTGGTCATTTGATCTCCTTAATTACATTGTTATAACATTGCCCGAATGCCACCCAGTTTGGACACCGCGATAAATCGAGATATATCCGTGGTCCTTTTATCGTTTCAACCCGGATAAATGGATATATTCGACAGGTTTCCGGGCGGGACTCATAGGGTATTGTGCAACCCTTTTTCTCATCATGCGCAGGACAGACCGGAACCTGGAATTGCCATCCGCCGGAAATAAAAACCGGTTTAGATTCAATTGCTTTCTCGTTTCCAATCAGGAGGACAAACCTCACATATTCATCAGTCGTAAACCATGGTTGCCTGCAACAATGATTCTGACAATCTTTACACAGTTCCGGTATTTGCATTCAGATCACCGTGCCGTCGAGATCCGCACACTCTCCACATGTTCTCTCGTCACTACATGCCAGCCATTTGAGGACCGGTTCACCATCCTCGAAATCGACGATGATTGTGCATCGACAGTTTGGATGGAGAGGTGGCCGGGGCCCGCCACCTCTTGGCTCTATCCCGTCCCGTCTATACCGATCAAGAACCCCATCATTGATTGCTTTCATTGTCTCTGTCCTGACAATGCGTTCAGCCCCGTAATCCTCCATATCGTAGACTTCCTTGATTTTCTTGATGATCTGGCCCTGCGTCCATTCCTCAATGACTCCGGTTCCGACAATTCGTTTGATGTCCGTTGCCTCTCGTTGTGAATAGTTCGACCATTCTGCACCAATCTGTTGTATTCTGGTTGAAATCTTTGACCAGTTGGCCTGCCGTTCTTCTACTGATGCACCGAGGACCGCGGTCCCGAACGACATTCCCTGGTAATATGCCTGGATAACGTATTTCTCGGTTATAGGTTCAATTCCCGCAACGAGGTCGAGATGTGCAACCTCATCAATAAATGAATGAATGTTCTTTATATTGAACGGTGTGTCCAGTTCTCGGGAAAGTGTCTTTTCTATTGGAGAGGTATAATATGTTAAAATGAAGTCGAGAATGTGTTTCTGGAACTTCTTCACCTGGCCTTTTACTTCTCGTAAATACCTATTCTCGATTGCCTTTGACTTGGTCGGGTCCCGCCTCATCCTGGAAGTGACCTTAAACCTCTTCGTTTTCTTCACCGTTGGGACTGTCAGGAATTGCGGCATTTTACGGCCTCGTTATTCTCACATAATCGCCCGAAAAGATTGTGGGGGGTATGTTCATACCTCCTCATCGGGGGCGATATCGCCCTCTTCTAACCCAGGTAGTTGGTCTTCCTCCTCTTCATCTGGAGGAATGCCTAACCGTTCCCGGGCCCATGATGCCGGCACGACTGCATCGGGATCAATGCCGGTCCGTAACTTGGCGATCCATTCTGCAATCTTCGCTTCGTCCTCCGGGTCGGCCTCATTAAATTCAATCCAGACCGCTCCAGGAACACCTGTGATCCTGTCAATTAGTTCTCTTGTATAGGTTCTCGCAACGACTTCCTGTATAGTTTTGATTTTATCGAGGAAACCCTTCATCCTGACCGTGGCCGTGGCTTCCGTTGATCCCCGGCCGAGACCCAACATCTCCTCAGGTACACCCAATGCACAGGCCACTCTCTGGAGTGAAATGTTGGAATAGACGTCGACATTGGAGATTCCTGTTGTATCCAACATCCGGATGTCCACGTTCGATGTGACGAAATCTGTCATGGAATTGATCTTCTTGATCTGGTCCTCGATTTCCTTCATCTCTGCTATAGATGCCGGGTTGTCCGGGGTCCCGACAGCCCACTGCTGCTTGGGTGTTCCATGCCTGTGGACCGCTTTTGTAACAGACTCGATAATGTCACAATCCCTTTGAATGTCGTCATCCGCACGTTCCCAGATAGAGAGACCATAAACATCCCCGGGAATGGAGAAGAGTCTGAGATTGATTATCCGGCTGGGTTCGATCCGGATACTCGTGTCAAATGATTTTACAGCTGATATATATTGCCTGTATTCTGTGATTTTCCCATATTCATCCCAGACCTTCTCGAATGTACCAGGGTCCCGCGTGATGACTCCCCATATTCCCCCACCACGAGTATATACGATCTCCTGGTATGCATCACCCGCGAGAATTGCAGAGAGAATCCCCTGCCACATGATATGGTCGAGGTCAATCTGCGGCTGGTCTAACCACGCCTGGACCTGTTCCATTAATGCGGTTTCTCCCTCTTCGTAGTTTAATTTCCAACCAGGAGAGAGGGCGAACAGTGGATAGGAATCAATGGCGTCTGCATACGGACCGCCGCGCCGATACCTGTCCATCCACCGCTTGACTTTCTCCCTTCTGCTCGTTGGGTCGTTCCAACCCAGTCGCCTAAATGTGTCGTCACTACCACCACCAAAAATTTTGGTTATCGGTGTTGGTTCGCCTTTCCCAAGCAACCTGTCAAAGATTGTCATTTTCACCAATTCCGTTTAATTCCCCTGATTACCGTTCCAAGTTCTTTTCTCATGTGCGATACAATTGCATACCTCATTGCGTCCATCAGATGATCCCGAAATTTGACAGGATCTTCTAATACCCGGTCGTCTTTATCTGTTCGATACTGATACCCGCGGATTTCGTTTATCAGGTTTGGACTGTCCCTGTCAATTTTCAGGCGCAATCCTTTCATGAAATCTATCCCCTCCTGAATAGACCCTTTCGCCGCAGGAAGGATATTGTATCCTGCTGCCCGGATCTCCCGGATACGTTGGGGTTCGGCAGGATCGGCATAGATTGGCGCAGTCTCGGGTATGAGTGCCGCCTGAAGGTGGGTAATGAGGTCTTGATTGGTAAGGTTTGTTTTGTATAGAACCTCTTTTATAAAAGGAATATTATCGTAAACGGATATTTCAACCAGTGCGGTTGGGTTATTGTATCCGAAGTCGAGACCATAAAAAACGTCTTGTTTTTTCTCTGTATAAGGAACAATGTCATAATTCGTATAAATTGTGTTCTTCAGAACGCCGGGTTCTCCCAGAGTGTATATCCGGTAAAAGTTCTCGTTTTGGTTGATGAGGTTCTCGAGTTCCCTAACATATTCCTCTGGTAAAAAAGGATTATCTTTATATGTTGAATGGTGAACGGCGACCTCGTCCCTGTTCCCCTGCACAATGTCGGTGATGAGATAGTGGAATGCATCAATTGGGTTGAAGGTGAGGTATATTCTATTCTGCCCGTTCTTGTTGGGCCGGCGTAAACGGAGGTTTAACTGGGTGAGGTCCTCCCGGGAGATCTCTGTTGCCTCTTCGACCCAAATATAGTTAAATTCCGCAGATTTGACTTTTTCCGGGTCGTCGAGGGATTTGAAGAGGATCTTGTTGTTATTTAACGATATGACCATTTCTGATTTATTGAGGTCATACGGGATTGATAGGTCGTTGAGAATGTCCCGAATCAATTGGTATGCGGTAATCCTCAATGATGGCAGGGTCTTCCTCGTGACGAGGATCCGAATGTCACCTTCCTCTAAAAATTTTAGAATGAGTTCCTGCGCAACTGCCATCGATTTGCCAGACCCGGCCCCGCCGTAGATTGCATTGATCCTACTGACCTGGTTCGTCAGGAACCTATCAAACGTGTCAATTCTCTGCAGGGTTGCAGTTGGCAACTCTCACCACCTCGATCCGTATAGGCGATCCTCCGGGACCTGTGTGTTCCAGTTTCTCCCGGAATGCTCCGAGGGCCTTGCCTTCCAGTTCTAAGAATTTTGCGGCTGTCTGGTAGATCTTGAGTTCCAGGTGGGAATCGCCATCCACCTGCGCTTCTTTCGCCATCTGGTCGAACCGGTTACGTTTGTGTTGAATATATGTCAGGAAATCTTCCGCCTCTACTTTTTCCTGTAATCTCGCTGCTCTTTCGATTCTTGCTTCTATGTGCCCTCCCTTGATGTGGCGCAACACTGCATAATATGATACAGCATATTGCGCAGCTACGTGGCGGATACTGGCGGTTCCGTCCACCAGGGCCTTGTCGATCTCGTTGTGTTGGGGATGCCTGCAAACTGTGCATTTCGGCGGCATTCTCTCACACTCTCCATTCAATCGTGTCCATTGTCCCGGTATAGGGTCTCCATTGTTCCCTGCCGCAGATGGGGCAAACAAACACCTCGAATGGTTTGCCGTAATTCTCCCTGATACCGCGATAGACCATTGTGCAAGTGTGGGTTATCATTTCTTTCTCCCCTCCAATGTATCACGGCGTTTAATGGCTTCGATCATCCCGCCTTCAGTGTTCCTCTGCATTCTCGCCCAGCATTCGAGACAGAATGCCGCGCCAATTTCTCCTGTCGATCTATTGAGATAATCGACATACTTTCCCTGGACTTCGCCGCCAATCTCGTTGGTATAGAGTGCGATACCGCAGAGGATGCAGAAACAGGCGAAATCGTCAGCCATCTTCAATGGCACTATTCTATCACCCCCTTCTTCCCCACCTTGTTCTCCCTGATAGTGGCAACCAGTTCATAGGGATAGAGGTATCGCCATAGTGCAGATGATATGAGGTTCAGTTCTTCTTCTCCACCTGGTGAACAGGTTACCGTTGTTATGGCGAAATCGAAGAGATGCCCTGCTCTGCCTAATTCCGGATAATACATCGACTTCGCCCGGGCAGACATTCAGGCCTCCGGAGAGATCATTTTATCCCCATGGAGTGGGCAGCTGCTGTTTATCCAGAAGAAACCCATATCTCCTAATCCTCTGCCTTTGTTATTGTCCATGATGGGACAGGAACATCCTTTTTTTATTGCTTCTGGACTTCCTGGGTTCGGGATGGACATTCAGTAAGGCCTCCAGTAAGACAACCCGAGATACCGGGCCTTTTCCCTGACGGCATGTACGGTCCTGTTAATTACCTGTGCGATGGCCTCCGGACTCTTCCTACCATAATATTTTTTTAGGACGGAGATCTCCCAGTCCGACCAGTATCGTCTGGGTGTGATGTCCGGAATTTCTTCGAGCTCCGGGATAACCACTTCTATTTCCTGGATCTCTTGTCTCTGCCGACGACGCGACATGGTCTCACCGGTTGGTTTATAATTCCTGACCTGTCAATCATGATGTTCTTCTGGTTCTCTATTCTCAGGATGACATACCCAATATCTGGCGGAGTAATGAAATTTTTCTTGACTGCATATGGTGTTCTGGTCTGCCAGCATGGCGTAATTATCCCAATCTGGCTCGAAAACCCGGCCGTGCAGAAATAATGTGCATGCGACCTTACTACTACATTTACTTTACCGTATCGTTCTTCTGCCGCATTGAGCGCGAGGAGGAGAAGATCACGCGCTAATGGTGTTGTCCTGTATTGCCAGCTCGATGAACTAACTGTGATGGTATGCCCGACATGCAACCTAATCCCGCATTCGTCTATGAGGAGATCATCACCAAACTCGCCATTACATTGTTTTGCAATATATGCTTCAACTGGCGATCCGTCGGGAAGAGAATGGTATTCAGTGCCTTGTGTGAAATATTTGGGAACGTCCGGAAGAGTTTCAATTATTTCTATTGCCGCTTCGGTCTGGACATCTAACCGGGATGTTACCGTCTCTCTCCCTATATTCCGTCGCTGTTGCCCGTCGATGAGGTCTCCGTTGAAAATAATGCATTCGACGGGTTTGTCCCAATTAAGGACATTGATCATCTCTTTCCAGTGTGCCCAGAGCTTCTTTTGTGTCTGGTTCTGACGGAATATCAACTTGTTTGTGTCGCTCCTGGGATCGTCTGTCTCGAAGTCAGGTGGCCAGAGTCCCCATAACGATCCGACGTGAAGATCACTGAGTAACAAGATGTTCTTCATGGTTATGAGTTTTTCAGGATGAGTGACCGGACCAAGGTCGTGAACTCCTCCAGCTCGCGTTTGAACTCGCACCATCTTGCTGGATATGCACAGGGTTGGTCGAGATCTGCGAGCCTGCAGGAATGAACCGTGATAACATCTTTTACAGTTGCCGGGGCCCTGTCATCCGGTATCTCATCAACCATCTTTACGAGGTATTCGCAATCGTCTTTCATAGTATGCCAGTCGGGGGTTGGTGAGGCCCCAGTACACCGGTACCCGAGAGGTGAAGGGAAGGGTCAACAAGGTGGCGAAAAGAGATATTAACGACTGGCGATGTTCCGGGAGCGGGTATGATCCGCATCAGTCTGTCCATCTCAGGGTCCCGGAACAACATAGATACAGTCTCCTTTACGCTCCCTTTGCACTACCCATGATCAGGCCGTAGTTGATGTGATACCAACCGTTGGGATACGAGATGTAATAATCCGTCTTCCCGGCCGCCTCGGCCTCTGCGACCTGTCTGAGGAGGAGTTGTTTCGTTGCCTCGTCGTGACCTGCACAGAGCCAGCGCTTGGTCTCGTCGTTCATCCGCCATGCGCGTTCAGGAACAGATGTTGGAACGGGTGTGTTGCCGGTCTGCGGGTCATAGAATGTCTCCACGGCTTTTTTCTCTTCAATTGCTTCCTGTTTCTTCTGGTTCTCCAGGTATGCCATGACCCAGCCGATGATGGCAAGGACAAGGGCCCAGAGTGCGTTCATAACTTCTGCTGGGATGTCAATCATGCTTTTTCTGCCTCTCGAAAGATTATGTGTGGTGGATAATCACCCCTCCACCGTGGGGGGATCAAAAGTCAATGCAAAAGATGTGAACTGGAATTTACCTTCCAGGGTGAACGGTTTCCCGCCGGCAATCACTCTCTCGCTGAACTGGTTGCTGTATACCGGCGTCATCGATATTGATCCAACTGATACACTACCCATGCCATTCCCTGTTCCCTGGAACTGGAATCCTACCATGTCCGGCAGGTCAAGGTCACCCGCAATGATCCCGCCTGCACTCTGATACTTCATGCCGGATCCCATCATCCCTGTACTTACCATGAATGAACTGCAATACGGATCAATCGCCGGGATTACTGGTGTCTCGTTTTCCGCTCCTGCTTCTACTCCTGTGGTCTGCGCACCGAACGATTCTCCGCCACACCCGCCTTCTGGGGTGCCTGCATCGTATCCTTCATACAAGAGAGATTCCGCGTACGCTCCGGGGCCGTTGAACGCGAGATCCCGCTGCACTTGCATCTGGATAAGATCGCTATTCGATACACCCATTGCGGACTGATACGATCCGCCTCTTCCCGTAAGGAACGAGTCAGTAGCTGAACCCATCACCACCTCCTGCCCACAGACGAGCGGTGGAAATGCCGTGTTGTTCGAACTCGATACCTGCCAGAAAAGGGAACTATCGCCACCCATGAACTGTGTCCCTGTTGCCTGGACTTGGGCGGCAATCATCGCTGCCTGCACTCCTCCCGTAAAGAGGAGACCCGCAGCAATACAACAGAAAACGCACCCGGCGGCTATGGCTTGTCGCCTCCGGACTGCAAACCGGTTTGCCATAGGATAGAATGAGATATAGAGATATTACACGTTCCACTCTGGAAGGAACGGCGTGAACGGAAGGAACGGATGGTATAGAGGGTTTACCTTTCTGGCAGGTGTAAAGTATTTGTTGACAACTGAGTAGTCTACTTTAGATTAGTACTAATCTGGATTAGTGTATATTACTAAAATATAGATAAATTGTTGTATTATAGTATTTAGTAGTGGTATAAGCGTTCAAAAAATATGATTATGCCGGGGTATGCCCTGACATTTTAACAACTGATGTCAACCACGGAAATCTTTTGGCAATGGCGGTTCATACGGAGGACTCGATAGGAAAAAGGCAGAGAGGGGCCGCTGAAGTAGTTCCGCAAGTTTTTCTGCTTTTTCGAGAGTGATAATAATGTCATCTCCTTTATTGATGGCAGTAAGAAAACGCTCTTTATCAATCCTTTTCGTAAAAAGGGCTTCTGAAACCTCTTTGCTTGTCCATCCTCCAGACCTCAAAAGCCAGTCAAAAACCGGCCTTCTTATATTGAGTTTTAAGGGAACTTTCCTCATAGGTTTACTCCTTACAATCAATCGTCCCCGAGATTTGCCAATGCTACAATGATTGACCCGTCGGGGATTGGTTTCGGTTTCTGCTCTTCTGGGCAATACTGGCAGTCTGACGGGTGCCAGGATAGTTCACCTCTGGCTGCATCAATCATCCACCATGCGCCGTGAATGTCACATGCGAAATCAACTGACCAGTATCCAGGAAGTTGCTCTCCGAATATCTTGCCCATGAATGATAGTTGCCCAATTTCCTCTCCGCACATATCGTTCAAGTAGTGCAACTGCGCTTTCCAATCAGCGGGAAGTGGGTTCTCCCGGTCTTCATAAATAGCATCTTCAGGCCAGTATGGATGTATGCATTCAATGACCCCATCCCTCACAAATACTCTGCGTTCTCTGGATACCGGCATTCCATAAAATGCCTTAAATCTTGATTCAAGTGATAGAAATTCCCTGAAAACCAACGCATCCCACCATAGTCCCATTATTCCAGCACATTCATGCCATTCTATCAGGGCAACAATATGAGGAATCAATGACTCACGATCAGAAACATAACAAGTATTGCGCCATTCGTGTTTTCCACTACCTTGGTCAGATCGAAGGAACAACGGGTATCCAATCTCCTCCGCTTTTAAGAGAATTTCTTTTTCAATTCTTTTTGGAATTGTCTTACCATCAAGGACTTCTCTTATCCTATGGTTGTCTTTCGTTGATACGGGAAGGAACACTGTTTTTGGGGTTCTCAAGTAATCCTTTATTTTAGGATACCAATACAACATGCTTGATTCTCTTTCCAGTTCCATTCTGTCCATTTCTCATTCCTCCATTGACGTTTGGTCGAGTCTTTTGTTCATCAACTATACACCTCACAGCTCATCCTCACAGCTTTTGAAATCTGGATGGGGATAATGGCCCGGAGAGCTGCACGATCCTTTGTTGGTGGCATTCGCCATTTTCCATATCCCGGCGCAGGATCGCAAATGGGAAATATGCCCCATAAATACCGGCTCCCGCAAATTTTCACGCAGTGACCGAACACCTTTTCGTAAAATGGCCTTGCTCCTCTGACATTCTCGATTACCCACCATTTGGGGTCAATCTCTTCTATCACTCGTTTTGCTGCGAGAGTCAGAGTCATATCTGGCTCTTTCTTCCCTCCTTTGTTGCACTTCCAAGATGCAGGGAGAGAATACCGGGAAAACTCCGTGCATGGAGGGGAAGCCCAGACAAAATCTGGTTTAGGCCCGGAATAGTGGAACGTGGTGATATCTGCGAGAATATCAGGGTTAAATTTGGGATCGTTATCGACAGTGATCACGGTCCACCCCGCCTCCCGCATGGCTCTGGATGCTCCTCCCAATCCAGAGAATAAATCCAGCATGATCATGGTTCTGACCTTGACGTTTTACAATCCGTTGTCTTAACAAAGGTTCGATCATTATGATCCTTGTTAAGACCTTGTTCCATCTGCATGAGCATATCTCCTCTCCCTTCAAGCCAGCCATTGTAATATGCGATCCATTCTGGATCCTGGCCCTGAATTTTGCTTGTAGGTGAGCGGGAGAACGTGTTTGCGGGTCATGCCCCCACCTCACAGAATTGCCGGAGGTCAAGAGGCTGCTGTTCTAATCGCTGGCAGGCTATCCGATATGTATCCGGGTCAATCTCAAAGCCGATATACTCAAGCCCGAGGAGCTTTGCCGCCAGGAGGGTGGTCCCGGACCCGGCGAAGGGATCCAGGACGGTTTCACCCGGGAGCGCAAACCGACATAGCAGGCCCAAGACATCGTTTATATCCTGTTGCCACGGATGGTACTCTTTCTGTTTATTCCCCCGGATCACATCCGTAAACGGGAGGGGGCATTTCTGCATTGGTTCTTTCTGGAAAATCAGGATAGGCTTATAAAGGCAAATTGCGTTCCTCTGGTATACCATGCCCGTTTCATGAAGATTGAGTTGTGGGACCATCCAATAATATTTCAGACCCGAGGACTGTAACATCCGGAATATCTCATCAAAGCGATATTGAGGGCAGTATGTGAAAAGATACCCGGAGGGCCTTAAGACCCGCTTTGCATGTTTGAAGAGAGTTGTATATGCTTGGTGATACTGCTCTTTCACATATGGCGGGTCCGTGAAAATGTGATCTACCGATCCTTTCTTGATCTTCTTCATCCCCTGATCGCAATCGATATTCTCAAAGGTAGAGGTCATATTGACACCTTACAGATGGTTGCCCCTCTCAATCGCTTTTCGAGGCGTTGATATTCTGGATTTTCAAGCACATCAGTATTCCCAGAGTCAAACGACCTGCGAAAGATTCTCATTTTGCAGGCGATTTCTGGGGAGTACCCCATTTTGATTAGTTTTTCCTCGTCCATCTTCTCACCTTTACCTCCTACAGATTGAGGGTCTTAACAAGGTCTTACATTATGATCTTGTTAAAACCTTAATGCTCTCCTGGTTCAACTGGGAAACATCCCCGGAGTCCTGATGCTTCGGTGACAATCCGGTCAATATAATCATACATTTCCCCGGTAATCCTCCATTCTCTCCGGTTTCCGGTTCCACAATTAATCAATTGAACTGCATACATGGTTTCCCTCCTACAGATCCTCTTCGGGTTCATCCGTTGCATAGGCATATCCCGTTTCCAACATTATACAGAGAGGGTCGAAACAATTTGTTTGGCCTGTGTTGGGGCAGGGGTCGCCCTCTCCAAACTCCTCTGCATACTGGCAGTAAATTCTCATCTTTACCTCCTACAATCCGTTGTCTTAACAAAGGTTCGATCATTATGATCCTTGTTAAGACCTTGTTCCATCTGCATGAGCATGTCTCCTCTCCCTTCAAGCCAGCCATTGTAATATGCGATCCATTCTGGATCCTGCCCCTGAATTTTTCGTCTGGCCTGGAAATATTGGAATGATTTTTTTACATCCCCTATCATCCTCTGGCTGTCCCATCCTTCCATCATTTACCTCCTTTCAACCCCTGCAAACCTCGCAGCCTATTCTCAATGCTTTACTAATCTGGATCGGAATGATGGACCGGAGAGCTGCACGATCCGGGGATGGTGGTAACCTCTCCTTTCCGAATGCAGGAGCAGGATCACAGATCGGGAAATCGCCCCAAAGGTAACGCGATCCACATTTCTTCACGTAATCTCCGAATATTGGTTTAAAGTATTTCCTCGCACCCTGTACGTTCTCCACTATCCACCATCGCGGTTTTATCTCCTCGATAATTCTCCTGGTGGCGAGAACACAGGACATATCAGGCTCCTTATGTTTTCCTCCGTTGCACTTCCAGGTGGGGGGTAATGCTCTTTTTGAAAACTCCGTGCAAGGGGGAGAGGCCCATATCAGATCCGGGACCGGCCCGGAATAGCGGAAATCCCGAATATCACAAAGAATATCCGGTTTAAATTTTGGTTCTATATCCACCCTGATCACGGTCCATTCAGCCTCCCGCATAGCTCTTGATGCTCCACCCAACCCGGAAAAGAGATCCAGCATTATCATCGATCACACCCGGACGTATTTTCAACTCCCGTAAACCTTCACTGCCTCGAAAAGCTGTTCGTTTGCACGTAATTTCCTTCTGGCAATTTCCACATACGCGGGATTCAGTTCTATGATAATTGCATCCCTCTTGAGATCCCGGGCGACCTTGGCAACCGTGCCGGACCCGCCGAAGGGATCGAGGACGGTGCAGGGAATGGTTTCTGCATTACAGGTGCAGGTGGGTTGCCAATCTTTTAAAATATCTGGGTGCTTCTTTTTCCATTCGGCATATAGTTTCCCAGAGATGGTTTTACCATCAACTTTACTCGAATAGTTAAATCCTGCATTCTCACTTGGGCGGTGCGTGTCAGTGACTTCTGTGTTTTTCCACATTGACTCGCCTTTCTCCACCACCCGCACCCACGGCGCACCGCACACGCTACAGCATCCCCGTTCACTGGTCCCGGCCTTGATGCAGGGTTCTACCAGTGCTTCCGGGAACGTAGCGAAATGTGCTTCTGGTGTGGGTTGTGTTGCGATCTCCCAGACCGTGCGCCGGTTGCGGCCTGCGGGGTTTACTTCTGAATCATCTCCATATTTAACCATAAAATCTGATGATCCCTTCGCCATCGAATCAATTCCTTTTATTTTTGTCCTATTTGTATTCCCAAAAGTCAGGGGGTCGCGGCTGTACCCTTCCCTTACCGCATCCGCATCGTAAAAATATCTCGCCTTTTTCGTCAGCAGGAATACATATTCGTGGCTCTTGGTCGGGCGGTCTGTAACGCTCTCCGGCATCGGGTTCGGTTTTGACCAGATAATATCAGAGCGGAGATACCAGCCATCCGCTTGCAGGGCGAAGGCCAATCGCCAGGGCATTCCCACAAGATCCTTCTGTTTCAGACCGCCAACCCCGGCGATCTTCATTGCTCCTTGCCCCCTCGAGGCCGCCGCCCATCCCGCAGGACAATCATATCCGTTCAATGCTGCGCCTTTATCGTGAGGTTTATACCCGCCAGTGGCGTAGTTGTCGCCCATGTTCACCCACGCAGTACCATCATCCCGCAGCACCCGTTTTACTTCCCTGAATACCTGCACCATCTTCTCCAGGTATTCCTCCGGCGTTTTCTCAAGGCCGATCTGGCCTTCAACCCCGTAATCCCTTAATCCCCAATATGGCGGAGAGGTGATCACGCAATGCACCGACTTTTCCGGCAGGGACTTCAGCCCGGCGATCACATCGGCGTTGATGATCTGGATCATGTTGACACCTTACCGATACCTGCAAGCTCTTTTCCTGCGGTGATCTTCTCTAAAAACGCCTTACACAATGGACAGGTATTGGGGTTCTCCGGGTTCCATTTTGGTAAAGGCAGTGTGGCTCTGCTTTTCCGCTTGGTTTCGGTTGCACACAGGGGAAACCCGTCACTCTCCCGGAAGTAATGGATCTCTGTAAGTCTGCTATTTGCACCCCATCCGGTGATCATGTCTCCTCCTCTCCTGCCTGGATCACTTTTACCGGCTGGCCCGTCTTCACGATCACCCTGGCTAATGGTTTTCCTTCCTGTTCCTGGTGGTGCTTGATGTATCCTTTCAACCCGTTCTTTTCTAAGGCGCTGTCTTTTACTGCATTGACTATGTGCGCCTTTTCTACGTTGATCAGGATGTGCAGGGTACTCATTCCGACACCCCCCATTCCGCCGTTGAATACGGATGTAGATCTATCCGTCTTTTCACCGGTGAGAAATGATATCCACAATAGGGGCATTGTCTTAATGTTGCCGGGCTTCGTGCCGAACTGGTAAGTAATCCTTGACACTTCGGGCATTTCGCTCGGTAAAATTCTATCATCTTAGATCCTCCGCTGCGATCATTGCATGTTTTTCTTTTTTGTACTCAGATTTCTTTATCACCGTTTTTTCCATGGTTTCTATGTCGTATACGGTGATTTGTTCTTCGTTTTTCTTTGTTTGGGCGAGCATTTCATCTCTTATCTTTTCGGCTCTGTTGATTTTTTCTTCGAGTTCGGCTATGTTTTGTTGAAGGGAGTCGATATATATGTCAAGGATTTCAACGGGGACCCGGCCCCGGTGCATTATATTTTCCAACGTGACATTTATTCCGGTATTTATTACCTGTGTAGGGGATATCCCAAGAATATCTAGAATATCTTTTTTTGTACCCGGGATCCTCCCGGAGATCGTCTCTGGGCGATGATATTTTCGAGGGCGGCCCGCAACCATTTTATACCCCCTTTCTTTCTTTCTTTCTTTCTTTCTTAGATCCAATAATTAAATAATATAATATTATAATACAAAATTCCGGTATAGTTAAGGGAGGATTTTGTATTACAAAATTAACAAAATTATTCATGGTTCCAATTCCTCCTCTTCCTGGCGAATCCAGCGATTAAACGTTTTTATTGCCGTCTCTGTAAAACACCAGGTTGGGGGGGTCCTCTCTTCACCACGGCGTCGAACCATCGGTAACTGCGATCCGCCATGGTGAACAACAATGCGGGACTCCCTTAACGAGCCCATGATTGGCCCGATTCTCTTCATATTCAGCACTTCTTCTGCTTGAGTGACAGTCCACGGTCCGGGCCCTAATGCCTGATATATTTTCATTGCTATATCGATCTGCTTAGAGTATCGCTGCATTTTTGTCATTTTTGCCACCCCCGCATCAATTTTCTAAATACACTGAACCGCCAAATCGTGCATTCAAGAAAATAAATTGTTGCAAGCAGGATTACCACACCGGCCAACCACCAAAAGAGAGTGTCAGGGGTGATCATTTCACCCGCTCCCATTCCGCTTTGGTTGTCTCGCCGGTGAAAGATATTTCCATTGGGCATACCCTCGGATACTCTTTAAAGACAAGAACGCGATCTAAGTTGTGGATAACAAATTTGCAGGGTTTGTCTTTTATGCCCTCGCAGCATTTCATACAGATGAAGACTGCCTTCATTCCTTCTTCACTCCGTTCTTCTTCTTCCATACTTTTACTTTCGCAGCCTGCGCTTTCCTTAACTCGCGTTGCCGTTTCCGCTTTTCTATTTTGGCAATTTCAACAAGCTCTTTTATCTCCGGGTGTAACTGGAGAAAACAATAACTGCACATTTCGGCGTCGTGCCAGCGGTAATGATTCTCGCCGTCTGCATGATCTCTCTCGCAAAGCACCTTTCCAGCGTGCAATGCGGCGTGGCACCGGGAACACAAAAGAACACACTCGGATAAGTAAAAATCTAAATAAACCTTATCTCCATATCCGTTGCGTTGCGGATGGTGCACGGTGAGTTTTTCTGTGTTTCCACACCACTCGCATTTTGCCCCATGTTCCTGAATGAACTTTTCCCTGGATTCTTTCCACTCCTTGCCACCCCATTTTTTCTTTAGGTTTTTGCGGCGGGTGTTTGTCCTGGTTGTTCCGGGGGGGACAGGGGAGATCATGTGGGGATCATCCCCTCTGTAGATTCTAATGCCTCCAACGCATCCATTTGATCTGGAATGGAAAAATATATGAGTTTCATTCATCAATACCCCCGAGCACGCGTTTTCTCCATGCATCGATCATACCTCCGGTGGTAGGTTCCTTTTTCCCGAGCATTTCCAGGGTGTCGTTGAGGTACATGATGATCTCACGGCGGTATGCTGCAGGCCCCGAGATCTCAACCTTCAGGTTTTCGTAGTTCTGCAGGTTGATTGTTCCCCCGATAGTGAGAGTACACATACCGATATTGTCAGGCGCAGGCTGTGAGGTAGGACGTGCAGTTGTCTTTTCTTCCTGTGCCTTCGGGGATTCCTTCGGAGAAACCTTCGGAGGTTCCTTCGGTGGTGCCTTTACCAACTCGCCACCAGGGGGAGATACCGTCTCGCCGTCTGCAGGGCCGTTGAGCCTGTCAAGGTTCTCCTGTAGGGCAACATCCGCTTTACCGTAAAATCTATGCCCCTGGACGAAACCGTTTTTGTCCACGGTGAATTCAATTTTCTGCGGGAGGTCTACTTGCGGGAACGGTGTCTTTAGAGCGTATGTTTTATCTCCGTTCGACATTCTCACAACGCACCCAGTTGGGTAATGTGAGATGAGTATACCGGACTTCTGGTCTACCTGTGGCCCCGCTGCGGGTTTGGAGCCGCCTTTATCCGGCCTGCGGATCTTGGTAAGCCGCCATTTCCCGCCTTCCCTATCCTGCTGTTTCTTGTAGAGCACCGTTTCGCCGTTCTGCAGGGGATTCTTCATCTTCGCCATCCAATCAAGCACGTAGTCAGGGACATCGAGACTTACTCCATCAATAACCACGTAAGATTGGCTTTCTTCCTGCCCCCTTGACTGCAGGGTGCCGGTGAGCTCGTCGCCAGTCATTCCAGCACCTTCTTTGCTTTCCAGTTACAGCGATTGGGATCCTCGGTGTTCTGATGCGCCCAGGGGCATCCTTCCGGCGGATCGTCAAGGTCGATATGCGCCGTGAGCTTGCATCCGGGGATACAGTCATTACATTCCCAGAGTATGACCGCCATTAATATACCCCCCTGAGATGTCTCTCGTTCGGCGGTGTGCAATCCACCGTTCTCTTTAAAATATCTACCGTCGGTGTGAAATGCGCACACGACCATACCGGGACGCCGTCCCGCATGGCCTCAGCCATGAGGCCACAATAAAAGAATTCCCTGTTATCCTCAACACTGTACCGCTTTCCGCACCTTTGGCAGAGGCGCGGATATTCTCTCTCAATTTTTCCGCCTCCCATATTCTACCTCTCTCTCTCCTTTTTCCTTTTCATCTGCCTGTACAATTTTTCCACGGCGGCTCTAATGAGTGCCGTGCGTGACGGATACATCCCGGTCTGCATGAGACTGTCGATCTGCTCGACGCAGTCCCCGCCTGGCCGGAAACTTATGAACTCCTTCTGTGTCACAGAGAGTGATGTGTCACAAAAATATATATATTTTTTTGTTTTAATGTCGGAGGGGGGTGGGGGGAAATGGCAGAAATTAAGGGGGTTGAGCGGAGGGTTTTGGTTATGCGACGCACACAAGATACCATGGGTTTTGTTCCCAACCCCCAAGCCCTATACTGCCACCATACACATCTTTTACTCGTATGTCGATTGTGTTGTTTCCGGGTTTTAATAAAGACGTGATTTGTCGATTTTCCGAATAGTGCCATGCTCCCCCACCTTCCATCACCCACCCGGTTGTCCCAAGGGAGGTTGTGACCATAAATGAATCATCATACTGTATTTTTGTTATTGCTGTTGGGGACTCGGACAAAAAAACCATAGATATCCCGTCCCAGCTAAAATTAGAGCATACTAATTTTACTATTTCGCCAGAACCCGATACAGTGCGGTAAAACGGGTCGGCGATTTTTATTGCGGATCCAATAGTAAGCGCGAACATAAACGGGATTAAATCAAAATTAAAATCCAATTTCCAGTTAAACCCAGCGAAATTTATCGTCGGTGTGGCAAATACCGGGGTATTAATGCTAAAAGAAAGTGTGGGGACGGCGATTTTAGATTCGTCTTTTAGGTTGTAGAGTACTACATTATCCCCTACATCTACGTCTCCAAGTTTGATTGCCATATTTTCGCCAAGACTTGACATTATTAGGACTTTATCCCCCTCGGCTATCACATTTACACAATCCTCGCTATTATTTCTCGCCCGTCGTCCAATACCACTGTAGCAGTCCCGTCATAATTAAGCTCTTTTATAATTCCAACCTCGTTTTCGGCCATCTGCCCGGCCTTAGCATCGAAGATACTCTCGATTTCTCCTACAGGGTCCGCTGTCGAGCTCCTGTACATGCGGCGGACATTCGAGAATTTCTCATCGCTCGTAAACTGTATTTTTGCAGATTTCGATATCCCTTCGTTTGTTGCGGAGATCTCGTATGTTATATCTGTGATTCTCATCCAGACGTCTGTAAAATCGTCGTACCCGGAAAACCGGATTTTTTGGAGCAATCGCAGATCTAACCTGTCGTAAAGCGTTGCGGAATAAATGTTTGCGGGCTCGACGTAATACCCATATAATTCCTGCGCCCTTGCCTGTACCTGATCCTGCGTCGTAAATGCGCCTGATCTTTCCAAGTAGATGCGTTTCGGAACGTTACCCTGGATCGCGTCTCCTGTCGCCGATACGGCAGAGATTGTTCCGCCATAGGGATCTCTCCCGATAACAAGGATATAATTGTATACCTCCTCGCCTTTCTGTTCGACAGATACTCCGGCTGCAAGGTAAGGATCTGGCGAAGTAATCGTTACTGGTGAGGGTAGATCCATGTATGTATCAAGATCATCTTCGTGGACGAAATACCTGCGTGCTACGGGATGATCGTATTCGTCCAGAAACGACTGGACAAGGTGGACGTGCCGGGTATAATCGCAGATCTTTGATATGGCATTTTTTACCGTTACGTTTCTGTCAAAATCAAAAACGCGCCGGTTTAACGTCGTTCCCCACGCTGTTACAGGCATTATCCGGTAAGGGGTTATTCCGGATACGGAGGCATAATCATCCCCGCCAACAAGGCCATAGATTGTTACTGCTGGATTTATCGACGCGTAATTGTGCAAATACGTTTCGGGGACATATTGGGTGTTGTCGTAGTACCCAAGCCCATATCCCGTAACGGTAGTGAGATCGTTTCCCGGATCATAACTCGCGGATTTCGTCAACAGCATCCCGACGAATAGTGTTTGGTCAGCCCCGAGGTGGTCCTGGTCGGTGTAATATGCGAAGACTGAGGCAGAAGTATCGAGGTCGTACTCACCGAAGATCTTTATGGTGGCTGACGGGTAGGATTCCTGGAGGCCTTGTTTGATTGTGATCTGTTGGAGGTCAAGCGTGGCCAGGTCTAACAGCTCGGTATAGGATGGTTCGTCCATTGCGCAGTTGAACGTCCCCGCCCGGTTGAACCTGGCCACGGTGTTGAAGTTCATGGTTTTGATTCCTGTAATTTCTGTACAATGGGTTTGAACAACCGTTCCCATTCATCCGGTGTAAACCGGCAATTTGCAATCAACTGAATGAGTGCCTGTTTCTCCTGTGGCGTAA